TGCCCAGGATTGAACGTTAGGGGTAGATCTTGTGACCTCTTCAAACCTTGGGTCGTTCAGCAGTCTGTCCGCGTTCCCCGACGTCCTCACCACCGGGCTTACGGTTGCGCATCCACCAAGCGCTACCGCTGAAAGAAGCGTCGATGCGATTCCGAGCGTCAGACCATTCTTTCTTGACTGCGGACTCATTGCGCTCACGTTCCCCGGGGAACAATCCTACAATTGCCTTGAGCAATTCGATGAGTGCGCCGATCCACGAAAACACAAAATCTTATTTGGCGTCGGCGGCCTTGATCAGTCCGATCCCGGCGATGATCGCGGCGATGAGTGTTCCGAGCTCAGGCACTTTGCCTGTCTTCAAAAATTCCACCCCTGCTCCAGCTACGGCTACTACGATTGACAAAACTCCAGTTGCAGTTGTTTTCCAGTTCATGTTTTATTCCCCCTTTTATCCCCCAGCATCCCAACCGGACATTTCTGTGTCCGCGGACGCCTGCTTCATTAGTTCAAGCAAAGATGGACGCGTGTATGCCATTGTCAAGTCGTAGTCAAGCCCCGCGTTGTCGCATGCCATGACAACCGCGTCGGCCCTGTCCGGAGACGCCACTCCTCGGGACCGCATTGCGTCTTTCGACTCCAGGCCCAGCTTTCCGCGGGACGTTGCCTGGGCCCTCCTAGTCACTAGCTGGCTTTTGAGAATATCGTCTTCGGGCAGGATGATGTCGCAAGTGTCGATCTTTCGGGCCAGCCTGTGCCACATTTCCGAACCCCTGTTCTGGTAGGCATCGCTGTCCCTAGCGTTTCCACCAAAGTTTACCCGGTTCACGGTCCACCCGGCTTCGTTCAGTGCGTCGCACATTGGCAGACCCAAACCCCCGGCGTCGGCGAATACTTGCTCCGGCTTAACCCCGGCTTTCTTTAGCTCCATGATGATCCGCCCGACCGTTGCCATCGTATCCCGCTCCCGCCATGTGATCAGTGGAAGTATTCGGTTCCCTTCCCGGATCGCGATTACGTTCTCGTCGCCACCCGCGGAAAAGTCGATGCCAGCTGCCCTGTCTGTCCCATTGGGGACAGGAGGATTGTTTACGCAGTTGTCGTAGCTACCCAGGCTCACGACCAGGCGCTCCTCGCCCAGGTCCATGAATTCTGCCTTGAGCATGGACTGAGTGAAAGGACTGTTGACCCCATACCGTTGCTGGATCTCTGAAATGTATAGCGGACTGATGTGTGGACAGTCCCAGGCAGTTGCCCTGGTCTTTTTCCACAGATCTGCCTCCTTTGTAAAACATCTATAAAACTGGCCCACCGGGGCCCCGGGCGAACTGGCGACCAGGAGGCGGGTTGGTTGGCATCGAAACACTGAAACGTAGATCGGGTCCTGGACGGTCTTGGCTTCGTCGACCACATACATGAGTGGAGCGGTTTCATGGTTCGCAGCGTGGAAGCCTTCCGCCCGGCCAGCTGACTCGTTGTCATTGCCTGCTGTAAACCCCAAAATTCGGCTTATACGCCCCGAGGCATGCTTGAAGCGGATTTCCCCACTGGTGACCTCAACCATGTCGCCAAAGGGCCTTAGAAGGGCTTTAATCGCAGGCCAGAGCACAGATTCGACCTGGCGATAGACTGACGCGGTAACGACCGACAAAGACTCCTCAAAGCATACCATGTGCCAGACCAGGGCCGGGGCGATGACGTTTGACGTCTTGCCGGAACCGTTCGCAGCAACTAGCGCTACCCGGCTATAGATCGGGGCCAGGTTATTCATGACCTCCTTTTGCCATGGGTACAGATTTAACCTGAGCACACCCTCCGCGAATCCTGCCGGGGTAGCCTGCTCGTCAACCTTCGATGCCGGGCCGGGTTTCGATGACCCCTTTTTATTTTTAGCCGAATTTCTGTGGGGGGTCGCGCGCGCGCGCGCGCGTGGTGGGGGCCCCCCGGGGGGGGTGTCGTGGGGGGTCACGATTGTTTGGGGCGTCGTCTCCACAATTTTATTGACTCCCAAACCCCATGTAATATAATTCTAATATTGGTCGTTTCATTTGTCGCACAATGAGTCTTGTACTGAATTCGGCTCGGAAACGGTCTTCGACTGCGACTTCCCCGCATACTTAATCTTGTTCGCGTTGACCAGGAGCGCCGCGTCCGCGGCCGTGAAGTGCACGTTCGCCACTGCTCCACCAACCTGGACTCGGGACTGTTGCCCGAAATGCTCTTGGGCCCTGCGCTCGATGCGCCAGGCGGCCGCTTGCCAAGTCCCCTTTTCTGCCGCCCTGTCAATGACTTCCAACGCGCGGGTGATGTGGAGTGACTCCGCTTTTTTTAAGCGTTCGGTGATGTGGGGCCTGGCGGATAGGAATGCTGATAGCGTGGACTTTGCGATACCTAATAGGTCCGCAATCATGGCATATGGGAACCCTTTACTCAGCGCAGTCTCTACAATCGTGATGTGCTCCTCGGTAATCTTCGGCAATCCCCTGGCGCCTAGTTCAACGTCCGGGATGTAGTTCGGAACTTCATTCATGAGCCTGCGCTCTTTGTCCAGGCGCTTCTCGTCCACCTTCTCAATCTTCTTCTCGGGAACGCGCAACTTCATCCTGCGCTTCTTTTGCCTCGGCACTATGGCCGGGACCGGACTAGAGGCTTGTTCCGCGGGACTCGTAGTAGTTAGCGAGTCGCTGGAGTTTCCAGATGCATTCATTAACTAATGTCTCCCCAACTTCGTCACTACATTTCCTGTTGCAGTTAGTAAGCAACTTCCAGAACGATGAGCATGTTGACTTGAGCTTAACGTTCTCAGCGATGATCGATTTAATTTTAGCTTCGTCTGCCACATGCAACCCTCCCGGTAGTTAGAAAACCCCGCGCCCGGGAACCACTTTCACCCCTCCCGGGTCGCAACCAATTCCCCAACCAACCCCCAGGAACTGGCTTTCGTCAACGTATTGCATCCAGGCCGACGCGCAAGTCTTTCCGTTTCAGTTTAATTTTCTTAATACAATACAGAAAAGGCATATAGTAAAACTGAAAAGACCCCGCGGTTGGAGCGGTACCGCTAGCGAAGCGAAGCGGGGGGACTTTAGTCCCCCGCTCTAACAGGGGTCTGTTTCACCATTCTGTATATATAAGGGGATCGAAATGGTGAAACAGTGTAGAACCCGCAGTTTACAGAGTAGCCCGAAATGGCTGTTTTGGACTAACTTTGGGCACTGAAACCAACCACCGGAAGCTCTTTCCCGGCCCAATTCCTGTTCCCTTTAGGCGCCCCACCCTTCTTACCATTAGCGATCGATGCCTTGGCCTTGGCCTCCGACCTCACCTTGCCGATCCTGGACGCGAATAACGCCACCGGGACCTCACATCTACAGTTAGGACATTCAATTGTTTTACTCATTCTTCCCTCCATTCTTTCCACTCTTTCCAGTTTTGTATCTCCCATTTCAGCAAAGGCTTGTCCTTCTGATTGCAGAAGTAGACAAACCTATGCTTCCTGGTCCGCGGAACGATCACTGCTTCCTCCATGGTCCGCGAGTGTCTGCTGTGCTTGTTGCCGACCACCTTGTCCCCGGAAGATCTCTTGTCAGATAGTCCGGTATAGATCCAGTTCGTTGCCGAGTAGATCATTCCATTATGCCCGGCCCCGGTATCTGCATAGCTAACCAGGATTAAGTAGGGCCGCAACTTCGTTAACTCTCGAATGCTCCAGGATATGAATCTGCTCTCAGAGTTCTTGGGGCATCGATCGTCGAGCCACAATCTGTTCAACTCGTAGACCCTGGACGCATTCTCTGCCCCGCATATGCCCCTGCATAGATGAGGCGACGCGGGTTTGCCGAACGAGATCACGCCTAGCAGTTCACTGCCATGGAAGCATCCGAACGACCAGTTGCAAGGCACGGCCCGGTGCGCGTAGTGGTTGGCGACGACTACCTCATTCATCGTCTTTGACCCTATGGCTCGGAATTTAAGTTGGAGCGCAGAGGTAGGAATTGCACCTCCGTTCTCCCCTTGGAATAGGGGAAGTTCTACTACTGAACTATCTGCGCGTAAACTCACCATGTCCTCATCTCATCGATGAATGCCATCTCCCTGTCTCGGCGCTTCTTCAGCACTGCCAGGAGCCTGTCCGTCATGTCGACCTCGAACAGCAAAACGTTTCCGCCTATGCAACTCCCGCACCTATTCAGATACTTTAAGATCTTGGGCCTTTTGCTGGAGTACTCATTGATCTCACAGATACCGTAGTCGTTCCCGGACCGATAATACTTGCCCGGGACCATCTGCTCGAACGTCAGTTCACCTTCCTCTTCGGCGTAATACTTCATGGTTTCCTCCAGTACATTTTCCACATAAACACGGTGCATAATATTAAGCAAGGGCTGAGTAGGATTAGCTCTGACATACAACCTCCTTCTTCCACTCGGTCGCCTTCAGGATCGAGGGCGCCTCGATGCCCAGGTAGAACTGGATGCCCTTTGTGTCCGTCACAAACTTCTTGCCCTTGTTAACTCCGTCGAGCACCTCGAAGACAAACGACTTGTTCGCCCGGCCCCTGTACCCGCACAGGCGAGCAGTGCCCTTGGAGGTCTTGAACTCCTTGGTCAAGTGCTCCTCCTTCAGTCCGTCGAATCCATGGCGAACAATTGACCGCAAGTCTGCCAGGTCTTTGGTCACAATCTCTCCGCCTTCCTCAACCGACCGGACCTCCATCTTAAACGTGGCAGTGTCCGCGTTGTAGGTGCAGTTGCCGAGCTTGAGGTTGAACTGCTTGTTGACCTTGTTGAGCTCTGCCAGGAGCGGGTCAATCTAGTTACGAATTATGTTGAGTGTATCTTTGTTTATCATGTTGGTTGGTTCTTTCTTGGTTGGGGGTTAGTTTTTCCACTGAAAGTTCCCGACCTCGAAAACGTATCCGAGGCTTTCAGCTTTTTCCTTGGCGGACTTCAGCGTCTTATGGGTTGATGAAATTACTCCACCAACCGAATTGAGTCTGCTCATTGTCCAAGTTTTCCCGGTCTTGGTGATCAAGGCGGGTTCGGCTTTTGCTGTTAATGTGTTGCTCATGGTTAGAATTTAACCGATCAGCTGGGTTATGTCTACAAGTATTTTCAATACAATGCGTAAGTTGTTGATATTGAATGAAATACTTTTTCTAAAAACCTGGCGTTGGAACGCGGTAAACCTCGCCAAATTGAGTTTTATCCTTCAGCAACTTGCCGGACTTCACCAAGCGCGTGAGATATCTCGAGAGTGTTCCCCGCGGAATTCCCATCGCAGGATCTGCCTTCTCCCACACATCTTTGAATGAAGATCCTTTCTCCTTGTCAACGCATGCCATCACTTCCTCGTCCTCGTATGCCTTCTTCGATCCTTCGGTTGGGCGCGCGTCGTCCGGATTAAATTCTGCTGTGCGTTTCATCAGCGGAAATTCCCACTGCACACAGAACGGATCGATCGGAGAAAAGTCTCTCATCGTTGGCTCGACGATCAGCACATTCTCTTCTTTGTGAGGATGCATAACGAAGATGCTGTCCGGGTCCCGGGCGAATACGGTACTGCCTGACATCTTATCAAACCCGGCCCTGTTGCCGTGGCCCTTACTGAAGTGATGCCCAAACACGACGCTCGCGTTGGTCTCCACTGCAATGGAATCCACCTCGTTCATCAGCGTTGCCATCTCTCCTGCACTGTTCTCATCTCTCTCTCCGTACAGCTTGTAGATCGGGTCAAAGCAGATCAGTCCAAACTCTCCGATCCGTAGCTGGTCGATGATCTTGGGCCGCAACGCGCTCAGGTCCGCCGAGTGTCCGCGTAGATTCCAAACGAATAACTGGTCGCTGGGGATCTGAATTCCCATGGCCCTGCACACGGACCTAATCCGCTCCCGGAACGAGTACTGCTGGATCTCGAAATTGATGAACAGCACCCGCGTTTTACGAGTGGGCATCTCCCAAAACTTTGTGCCCGACGCCACACATATCGCCAACTGCAACAGCGTCCAGGTCTTCATGCTCTTACTGGTCCCGCCTAGCACCATCTTGCAACCGCGGTGTAGGGCTCCGAATATAATCTCCTCCGGCTTCTCGATCGGCAATTCGTCCAGGGCCCCCGCCTCCATGATGAGTGGTAGATTGCCACTGCCCCATGGCTTGCTGGCCCCGGCCAGGATGTTCCTAATATCTTCCGGGCATGCGTCCTGTTCTTCCATCGCACCGAGCGCCTTGAGCGCAGCTGTGTGCATGTTCCGCATACGCGTTGTCTTCCGCAACCTGGGCAACCAATAGTCCATCTTCGACGCGGACGTGACCGATCCTGACATAATCTTCAGACTGAATTCGTGCACATACTTTGGATGTTCCTTCGCCACAAACTCACCCATGGCGACAGCGTCAGGTGGCACACCGTCCCTGAGCCCCCGGGCGACGCACCGGGCTACTGGTTGGTAGTAGTTGTGTGGGTCCAGGATCTCAGCCTTGTTGCGCTCCAAAATCTCGGGGTCAGTGAAGCATGCTGACAGCACTGCCCACTCAGCCTCGTTGTCCCGCGGTGGTCCGTAAGAGTCCGGGTTCATTTGTATTGCCTTCCCCACATATTGCGCCAGGCAGTACCGCGCATCTCCACGATCACTTGCCAAACCTTGTCAGGAAAGATCCAGCACTTCTCGACCTGGAACTGTTCTGCCAGTTTCTTTAGTTCGTTAGGCACCGCGCACTTGTAGTCGTCCATCTTCATCGGTTCCCCTTCCTGGACTGATGGAACTTCCTATGCTCACTCTCAATACACTTCTCAGGGGTTAACTTCTCCAGGCGCCGGACGACGTCGCGGTGGTCCACGTTGGCCCCGGCGACCATGAGCCATGTAGCCATTGGTTCCCCGCGGACCGCGCGCACCAGTTCTTCCGATTCTATGTACGTTTTATATCCGTCACCCTGCCAGGCAGTGCGCACTGGTCTGGCTATAGGTACAAGGCCGGACAGAATCTTTCTCCGGTTCAGTAGTTTAATGTCTGAGATCATCTGTACGACGACCTCTCCTGCTAGTTGCCTGTACCGTTCGGTCAGGTCTCCTTTCGCGAGTCTGGTTGATTGCATTGTGGGGTTCCTTTCGTTGGGGTTGTTGTCTTATCTTCTACAAAACATCCTGTCAACATGTCCAGCTTATATCCATTGCCGTGCCAGTAATCGTAAAGCATCGCGTTGATTATTCTTCCTTGGTTGCCGAACTCAAGAGGGAACAGACTACCCGGGGCCAGCCCGAACTCCTTCACAAGAGCTCCGAACTTTGCCGTCGTTAGCTTGTAGATTTTCACTTATTTCCTTGTTGAATAATAGGGCCGCGTCGACGTTGGTAATGATCTGCCGGACTGACGGAGCGTGAGTATGGTCCGACGCATCTCTTTGCACAATGAGCATCCTCCTGGTTGCTTCGAGGATATCACGTTGCCACTTGATGGTGTTCGCCAAACTCACCGATTCTTGCTCTTGCCAGCTGCGTTGAGTGCGATCGCGACCATCTGCTCAAAGCTCCGGGCCTTGCCTCCGGCCCCGCGCTCCTTGCCCTTCTTCTTATTATCCTTCATCAGTTCCCGCATGTTCTTCGATACGTTCTTTCCTAGTGGCATATGTGTCCTTTCTGTTTATGGTTTACCGTCACAACTGTTCTTCCTTGCGAATATCATAATAGAAAGAGTCTGTGTCTTCTGTAACCCACTTATCGCTGCGGTTCTCCACGCTGGGCAAGTCATCGTCCACTCGAAATTGCTTTAGATTGTCTGGCAAATTCTTCGTCACCCAATTGGAATCCCGCCAGAAGATCCGGTTGTTTGGCATGCAGAGCAAGTATCCGTCGTCGCCCTCAAACACATGACCGCACTTGTAGTCTGACGGCTCGTCGCTGTAGGGGTTGTTAAACCAGTCCACCGTGAACAAGTAGGTACCCCAAACCTTGGTCGCATCTCGCAGCAGGATCTGCGCGCGGTGATAGGCCAGGAAGCTGTACTCGGTCACGGTCACGTTCTCGCTGAAGCAGTCCCATAATTGCTTGAAGTTGAAAGGTATGTCGTTGGTTGGTTCCTGAGTGTATATCTCTGACAGGGGCACTCGACTCCGCAACATTCCCGAATCTGTCATCACATGAAAGGTTAGGATAGATCCAGCGCAAGATTGCAGGGCAAACACATATACGTTGTAGAACTCTGTGTCCGCTTCGTTCTTGGTAAAGAATGATTTTCTCACCATCGCTTTGAAGCTGGGAATGTTTTCGTTCAGCGTTGCCATTATTGACAAGGGGTTGTGAGGTCGATCAAGTCTTTTTTTAGTTTGGAGTATCTTTTGTAACCCATAAACTCAAGAGCTATCGGGTCCTTAAAAATATCTCTATCGAAACCAGAATTTTTATCTGCCCATAGTTTGCCCATATAAATTTTAGATATTCTATCCATTGTGTCCTCAAGATTTTGTATTACAGAATAAAGTATTTTGGCATTGCCAGCCTCAATGCGAACAGTTCTTTCGAGATAGTCCATCTTTTCCTCCATAGAATCCAGCTTTTTTATGTATAAATTTCTTATTCTGGATATTTCTTTTTGACTTAACCTAAACCACTCCGTCCATCCATTGCCAGTAAAACCTTTAGGATTTGGGTGTCTAACTCTTCTGTGTGAAAAATGCTCGTGAAGAATTTTCTCTTTCGACCTGTCTCCTGGCATAATAAGAATAGTCTCAAGGTTCTCACTTCCTATTTGAAATGATCTTATTCTATCAATTGGATTGCACGAATAACCTATTTTATATAGGTCGGCCTTTTTGTCTTTAATTACGTAAACCATTACTTCTTCCAGGGTGCCTCGCTCTTAATCTTCTTCCAAACCGACTCATCCTTATCAAGGCTCAGAGACCAGTTCATGACCCTGTTGTAGATAGAATATCCCCAACCAAACCGCATGATCGTCCTTGAGATCAAGTCTCCTATCCAATAAAAAGTCCAGGCTAGAGCTCTCATTTTGTTAGCTTATCGCAGTAGATTGCTAGCAATCCAAAAACAATTACCCAAACAATAATTGCGTACCAGCCGCTCATCTCCACTGCCCCCCGGTCAGCCAGGCGACCAGGACCCACCTGGAGCCAAAGAACACTGGCAGCGCCTGGTGCTTAATGTAGGTGGGGAACATTGTCGCCGATCCCCGCTTCTTAACATCCTTGGCATTGTGCAAGTCACACTCAACCCTGAGCCCTCCGCCGAGGAACTCGGATGGATCTGATAGGTTGATCACCATCGTTAGCTTGCGATCGCTGCCGTCAAAGCAGTCGAAGTGTGGTAGGAAGAACTGCCCGGGCCTGTAGCGCAAGATCTGCAGTTGTTGCATTCCGGTAATGTCCAGCCTGTAGTGCTGTTGGTTTAGATCCCCGGCCATGTTCTTCACCACTTCGTATAGCCACTTGTAATGTTCCGCGAACGGAACCCAACACGACGAGCATGTCCTGGTGAACGCGGCCCGGGTTGTTCCATCCTTGTTCATGATGTGAGATCTCTTCATGCCTATGACCTGGGCGTCATCGCGGATCATGCTGCACTGGTGCTCAGTCAACACGTCCGGCTCGCACACTGCTGTAAGGATCTTTTGTTTGAAGTTATCCATTTGCTATCTCCTTGAGCGCGGTCTTTAACGCGTACTGGAACAGTGCTTCCTTGTCGTTAGCGATATGGACGCGCCCGGCCTCAACGATTGATTCGTACACATCATCGTCAACATCAAGATTTAATTCGTAGCAAACAACTTTCTTCTCAGAAACGATTCTGATTAGATCTGTTTTAGGTTTGCCTGGATTTCTTTTGTCTTTGCCAGGATATCTTCTGGCTTGATTGACCTTAGAACGTTGCACCATTTGGGTTCTCCCTGTATTGCGTTGACCGCGTCTTTACATTTGTCCTTGGGTTGCTCGTACACCGAGCATGGGGCGTGGGGACAAACATCTTTAGGAAAGATTGGCTTCACATACTTGTAGTACTTCGACGTGTGCTCAGGTCCGTAGGGTCCGTACAGTCCAACGGTTGGCGCGTCGAATATCGCTGTCATGTGCATGATTGCCGACTCCGGGCAAACTGCCATGTCACAACGCGCAGCCAGGTGCAGTAGCGTCCTAACGTTGCGTAGTCTCCCCTGGAGATTGATGAGCCTCTGGTGCGTGATAGATAAAGGAGGATCGTCGTGGCCCACTGCTACGACTTGCCAATCCTTGTTCTCCTTTAGGAACGACTTAATGAACAGCCCTGCCTCGTAGGTTGGGTAGCTCTTCCACAGGCTAGACCCGCTGATCGAATAGAGCAGGAACGGTCCTTCCGGATGGAATCCAATGTCGGCAAGTTCGTTCTGGTCTTTGTCCAGTAGCTTGGCGTAAGGCTTCTTAAAGTTGTCGTCGACCTCGACGCCCCAGGATCTGTAGACGTAGTCGTACACGTTGCCATCTAGGTGCGCTGTCTTCGACAGGATATCGTCCAGGCAGACATGGCCCTTGTAGGATTTCCAGGTAGCAATCGTAGGAGCTAATGGCATGACCCTGACTCCGGCGAATCCTTCCCACAGTGGCAAGTGCCTTTGCGGAACGTAAGCCTCGATCCTTCCGTCTCCCTCGTAGTGTTGCATTGCCCTGGCGATGCCCATGGCGATGAACTGATCCCCGATCGCCCCGCCCCGGTACAGGGCCGCGTATCCGCCCGAGGCGCAACCAACCCTGTAAGGAATCGTGTAGGCATCGGCATGTGTCCCGGGCACTCCGCGGACCTCGTCCGGGACTACGATCGAATCGTGCGGATGATGCAAACGATCGTCCAACATCATGGGATCTTTTAGGGTCAATATTCTCATGGTAGTACCTTGTCCATTTCCTCAATCCACTTCGCCCTAGCATCTCCGTAGATCCCGGCTGCGTGTGGCATGAATCCGTCTGACTGCTTCTTGTCCTTCGGGGTATTAATCTCCATCGCATTCCATTCCCAACTCAGGAAACGAATGGAGTAACCGAGCATCCTGGCCCGGTAGTTGGTGAAAGTCTGCTCAGGGAACGCGAATGGTGCGTACACGAAATTGGCCCAGGCGCCTGCATGTTGCTTGTCGCACACCATCACACCGGTGTTGAAGTAGCCCTGGGTCCACTTGACCGATCCGAGCATTGCCTGAGATAAGATCATCTCGTTCGCCCGGCCCCAATGTAGCTGGTCACCGTGAGGCGCGTCGGCGCAAGCGTAAAAGTGTCCTTGTGGAAAAGTCTCGAATGGGTTTACGCACTCACGCGAAATTAATACATCGCTGTCGACAAACAGAGTCCTGTCAGCATTCTGCACCGCGTCGACCAGTGACATTTTGGCTAGCAGTCCGATCGGCTTCTCAGGCTTAATGACTACAAGATTTGCGTCCCATCGCTTAGAAGACTCTTCCATCCTTGGGAGGGAATGATTCTCAAACCATTCCGGCAACTGGCAACTAACTGTTACTATTTGCCTCTTCATTAATGCCTGCCTCCTTGATTGCTTTCTTTAACCCCTCTGGGATGATCGTTAGCTTTCCGCCAGAATCAAAAATATCTCCATTGGAAGTCACCGCGTAGTACCTTTCTCCCCACTGGACAAAGATCATGTCGACTTTCTTTCATCCATGAATCTCTGAATGATCTGATGCAGCCGATAATTTTCCCATGACAAATACTCCATGATGCGCTCCATCCTGGTCGACTCGTCCTTGTGGAGGAACACTGCGAGAGGGTCCTCCCAGGTCGTTGTCTTCGGACCGATATGGATGCTGGTACTATTTGTCGTCACGGATTTTGTCAATTTTCTCGACCGCGATCATGGTCACCCAAACCAATGGCGCAAGCACAATCACGACAGTTGTGATTAATCCGATTAAGAATATCAACTCAATGATGTGCCCAGCCATTACCGTATCTTTCCTTCCTTTGCCTTGTAGAGAGTGAACACGGCCCGGACCAGCGCTCGCTCCAGGTGGTCGATGCATGTCTCGCCGGAACCGTCCGGAGAAGACACATTGCCATCGATCTGTTGCATCGCTCGGGTCATGTGGGCAATCGCCCGGTCAGAATTGTAGCGGAGTGAGTTCTTGTGGAACCACTCTCCAAACCTAGACTTGTTTGACCCGCGGTTCATGATCTTTCTGATCACGTCGCTCGCATAGGTGGCTACGTCTTCGATCGTTGGTTCTGTATGATCCTTGACCGGGAGCCCCTCCTGGAGCTCGCGGACTGCTGTGCCCAGCGAATTGATTGCTTCCATAATTGATTCGGTGCCCATGTTAACAGTCCCACTTTCTCAGGCTTTTATTGATCCTGCTGTTTGGGTCTCTGGCAGTCTTAGCCGAGGTCAACTTCTTCTTCATGCCCGACATGCGAGCACAAAAAGATTTACGCCTCGCAGCCGAGGTCTCCGATCGGGCAGCCTGCTTCCTGCTGACCGGGGCCTTTAGGTTCCCGCCTGTAGACCGATTGTAGCTACGACGTCCGGCCTCATTCAGCCCACCTTCCGGGTTCTTGCCCAGGGCTCTTTGCCATGCTGGACTATCTGCCATAACCAATCTCCTTGGCAGTTAGCTTTGACCTCTCAAACGCCTTCGCGGTCGGCGCTCCTTTAGAGCCGGGTTTCCTCATTCTCTCTTTCGAGCCAGCTTTAATCCTGGCCCTCTTCTTGTGAATGTTTGCGTATAGTCCTGGTTTCATTTTTCCTCCTTTTAAGCCACACCTTTTGGTTTGAATTTCTTGTCAAAGCACCACAATGCTAGGCAGTGCTGAAAAGCGCTCCAACCGTCTTCCAACTCCTGCTCGCTCCACTTGTAAACGTAGGGAGCGGACGGAGTCTTGGACGATAGTATCACCGACATGCAGTGCACTTCTTTACCAAGGGCCTTCCTATAGGCCCCTAGTTGCATGGCGTCGTGCGCATAGACCGGGCGCCTAGATGCTGTTACCTTCTCCGGGTCAAACGATCTGTTTTTCAGATCGATTAGGCATGTGCCATGCTCGGAGTGATCGATCAGCGCGTCCGCCTTTCCAGCGTATCCAGCACCGACCAGCACCTTCTCTTCCCAATGGGATGAGACGACCTCAGAGTTGATCCACTTCACCATGTACTCCGCGAAGGGGAGTAGATCCTCGCGAATCTCAATATCCTTTACGGACACAGGCTCCTTCTTTTCGCGTAGCAATGGTAGCAGTCTCTCCTGGACGTCATGCATAGCAGTGCCATGGTTCGACGCTTTCTTAGTTACTGCCTTGCTCAACTCCTCAACTGCCGAGGCCCAATCTTCCAGGGTCTCCCCGGGAAGTCTCGGGCGCTCGTCGGCTGCGAGTAGGATTTGAGTTATTTTCCATGCATTCAGCTGAGGGGCGTCCTTCACTTTGATCACCGAAGTGACCGACGGAAGCAAATCAATTCCCTCCTTGGCTAGCTTCCTCACATCCCGGAGCGTCGTGGGACGGTCAAATCCTGACGCGTCCGGGACCGTGTGGTAAGCCTCTCCGTCAGTCGAGTACCAGTGCGCGGAGAATTCCGCGGTCACTAACCTCGTCGGCGTTTCCGAATGAGTAGAGAGTTCCAGTGCCATTAGAACGGTGCTCCGTCGTCGGACGACTCTGGAGACTTGGTCCCGATCAACTCTTTCGACAACAGGATTTTCTCCCGGAGCCACTTAGGCAGGCTAGGGAATTCGCCACCCTGGCCCTGTTCAATCTCGTATGAGACAAGATTGTTTACGCGCTCAGGAACGACCATGCCCTTGGGCAATTTGGATGCCGATCCGATCGCAGCGTAGGTCTTGCCAGACGTCTGACTAACCTTGTGGACTACGTTGAGCAGTGCTGACTTCCCAAGGAAGTCCGTCACTTTGAACGATGCAAGTTGCTTCGCGTTGAGCGCCGATCCTAGCCAACCTTCAACGAACTTCCGAAGCGACGCCTTCGGTCCGATCGACGCGGTAAACTCCGCGGAACATACCAACGGCTTTTTGATGATGGTGACCTTACCATTCTCTACTTGCTCAAAGTCGTCGTTCTGATCGCAGATCTCAAACGCGATCCGGATCTTCTTCAACTCCTTCGTCTCACCTTGGTAGGTGCTCTTTTGGGTTCCAAGGTCAATGACCGAATAGCAGATTGCAGGATGCGCTCCCGCTTCCACCAGGGGTCTTTCTTTCATTGTGTTTTCGCTTAGTACTAGTGCCATATGTGTGTCTCCTTTATGGTTTATTTGGGTTTATCTGAGGTGAAGTCTGATGAATGTCTTTTGCGTGTGTGACTGCTGGCAACACGATCGGAAGACTATTGTTTACTAAATCGATCCAATCCTTAAATTTCATTGTGACGTGCCATTCGGTTTGATTTCTTCGATGGCACACGATAGGCGTCTTACCAGTTTTTGAATCGTTGGAAGATTGTTGCATCCAATCGTAAATTTTGGTTTGCTGGCAGTACTTGACCTCGATGTGGTAGGGCCAGAATTCTGATTCGACCAGTACATCACTAGCTCCCCCATCCGGCGACCCGCAGAACTGCTGGGCGCGCCTAGCCTTCCATCCAGCCTCACTGAGCAGGCTTGAGACCTCGCGCTCACCGCGCTTCCCCTTGTTGCGTGACATCTTTCCTCCGCCCATGGTGACCTCCTTGTTTCAAGATCACCGGACTCTGCCAGAAACATGGCAGTCAGGTCAATACATTATTTTTGGGGATTATTAATTAGCTTGACTTACTATATCTTCGACAGGCTCATCCAGGCAATTGAGTCCTCTGGAGAAGCGCAACGTGTCGCTTTTATTTTGTTTGAATCAAATACCCACAGTAAATCTTTATCCAGCGCGACTAGGAATATTAGGTCGATGCACTTGCCGTACTTTCTCTTGTCGACTCCGCGCCCGGTGCTGAACTTGTAGCTCGGGCCCCTTCTGCCACTACTGTGCAACCTTGGAGATCCGCACGACTTGACCTGGATTCTTTTGAATTTTCCATCTTTCTCTGCGACAATATCGTATCCGGCGTTGTCCTCAAATGGGGTCAACACATTCCACCCGGAAGCGAGGAGTCCTGCGATTACCCTGGCGACTCCAACCGCTCCTGTCTGACGATTACCCGGTTGGAGCATTCCCGAAAAGTCGATATCTGTTCGAGACTCTATTCTGGAGACCATTGAGAAACTTTTTACGTTCCGGGTTCTGCTCCGCAAGCCTTCTCTCGTAGGTCATCTGCTCGACAGAAACGTTCCTCATTACCTCTGATGGGTTCAGTCCTTCCAGGGCCTTGAGCGTCTGAGGCCCAAGCGCTCCGTCATCCTTAACCCCGATCGCGCGTTGCAGGAACTTTGTTGCCCCTCCTACCCCGCGGTTGAATGCCAGATCCTGGAAGAATGGTCGGTAAGGCTCAGGAAGTTTAGACGTGAAAGGCTTGGTATATTCTACGACGTACCTGGCAGCTGCGTCCCTGCGCTCCCCTGCCGGAAGATTCTTCAGCATCTCGGCGGCCGCTGGATGGTACTTGTCGTTTATCCCGGCGACCTCGTAGCTTCCGCCCATATCCCCGGAAGGAAGATTGTAGACCATGACGTTCCCGGACTTGTCCTTCCTAGCTTCCATGTCGACTGTTGCCAGGGCTGAGTCGTATTCGTTCTTCGGGACCTTCGGCCCCATTAAGTTTTGATCCTGCATAATATTTTTACTCACTTCGTCCTCCATTGCTCTTTGTGTTGTCTCTGCCCGGATATCATCCATCGTCGCAGCCGACCGCATACGATCCGACATTGCGACCAGGCGCTGACCCTTCTCGTCGGTCCACCCCGCCCTCTGTGGCTCCCGCATCGGTCTGGATACGTTTTGCCTGTCGAATTCCCCGGCCCCAAATGGGGTGAAATTTCTGCTTGCGCTTAGTTCGGGGATCTGTGTTAGAATGTTTGCCATGAAGAAAATCCTATTGGTTACAGCATTATCACTCAGTCGTTGTTTCGCCGGGGATCTCCTCCTGGACGAGACAGGAACCTACTCCGGCATGTTGGATCGGGGTATTCGCACAACAAGAACAGGGGCTATTGACGGAATGGTTTCCAGGAACAGGGGTTGGGTTAGCAATCGGAGCGGAAGATTTGACGGTTTCATTACAAAGGACGGAACCGTGTTTGATTCCCGCGGTAGATTCTCCGGGTTGACCGATAGGCTCAAAGACGTCGAGTGAGGTCATTTTTTAGCCTCTTCTGCTTTTATTTTTTCAAGCCTTCTGCGATTGAGCTCTACCTCAAGCAGAATTTCTTTTTGAGCTTCAGTTATCTTTGATCTGATTTCTGGATCTTCTCTTCCGATTGGTTGCTCTGGGGCAAACTCGGCAAAGGCTTTTCTGAGGTTTTTGACATATTCCCCACGATACTGAATGAGCCTCCGAATTCTTTTACCGCCTCCTCTGGCGTCAAAAAGACGAAGGAATGAATTTCCGGAGGGTTGTTCTCTATAATTCTGGCCATAGGACTCAATCTTGCACGGAGTCGGCCTAATGTCAACCTTGCCCAAGCCTTGTTCTCGCACCCATTTAGCCATCACGTCTCTAAGGGAAATTGCTTTTTCCTCTGTAAATCCCTTTGGAGCGAAATCCTTCCCCGCATCTGCAATGAAAATTGTGTCATATCCGTCCACAGGAAATGCATTCATGCCCTTGATCTGATCCATTTTTGCCAAGGCATTAAGATTTTCCTGGGTGAATGGAGTTTTATCAAGTTTGCGAATGTAAATTCCATTACTCGCCTTTCCTCCCTGCCCATTGATAACAGACATTGCCATGGTCTGCTCAGAGACATACGCCAGACCGACCGTAAGCATGTCGGCTACTTCCTTGCTGCCCATTGCCCGAATCATCATTGCCGGAGATGCCTCTCCACCAAAATAACCCTTCCCGGATGTGATGCTTACCTTCCTCAGAGATCCGCCAATAATTCCGACGAGATCATTTACCGTCTTTTCTATTACAGAAGAAGTAATTGAAGCCTGTTGATCTGGCGTAAGTTTTCCAAATTCTGGAAACATCCTTGGCAGAACTGCTCCGGAACTGTAGTTAACTTCAGCATAAATGTCTCTTGTGTTCGTCCGGAACGAGCCCTCAGACGTTCCTTCGTTAAGTCCGTATTGACGCAATATTCTCATCCATCCAACAGCCTGCGCCTGGGCGGGTTTCCAATTGCCTCCTTCCCAGTTTTGTTCATTCAGAAAATCTGTGAGTTTATTACCCCAAACCGAAATTCCCTCATATTGATTTGCTCCGGGGCTCCCGCGCATGTCAGCAAAAATTGTAGAAGATTTTTCACCGGGTTGCTGAATTACCACTTTCTCAGGAACCTTCGTTGTTTTCCCATTGGCCGAAACAACCTTGAATTCAGATGCTTTGAGCGAAACTGGCTTGCCATTCATGAAAAGATTGTTGTCTTCAGAAAGGGAAATTAATCGAGTCAATGTTTGCTGATCGACGTGACCACTATCGCGTCCAGTGTGAACATCCGCTACAAAAGGTTGTCCCCCCCTGGGGTCGTCTCCCATAAACGATCGTGACGATCTGCCAAGCCCGGCATCTGCAAAATCTGTTAACTTAGGCCCATACCCACCCTCTGGGGTTTTCCCTCGCAGAATTGCCTCTACCTTGTCGTCGGCAAGTCCACCCTTGAGAAGTTTTCCTGTCTTTTCGTTAACGCTGATGATGCCATCGATCCTATCCATGGCCCTAAACATAATTCCAAGAGCCTGGCCTGGAGATGCGTTCTGTTGGCCAGCAAGCCATGAAACCATGTAACGCCCGGGGTCTTCATCAAACCTTCCTCTGAATTCCTGTGGCAAGTCGTCGTACCATTTGCGAAATTTGCCGATTTCGTCGGAAGTCAGCCATGCGTTTGTTTCTCGTTGCCAGGCAGAAAATGGTTTACCACCATCTTCAGCGCTAGATCCAATTACAATTGGCTTTCCATCTCTGGTAGTAAATTCAGTAAGTTTATTCTTTGCCACACCAGTACCTTCTCGTCTTGCAAGCCGAAGGTTAAGGTTTTTCTCTGGATCGCCAGCTGCCTTACGAAGCGTTGCGGTAAACTCTTCGTCGGTTAAAGGAGTTTTTGCTGGGGCCTCCGCCGGAGCAAACCTCTCTCCCGGGGCCAAGTTCGCAGCCTGCTTCTGGTAATCGAAAAAGAATCCTGTGCGTCCGGTATCGCGAGAGTTGGCGATACGGTCTAGGCGATAAGATTTGACCAGGCTCCCCGGGGGTCGCCCTTCGGTGGCGTACATTGGATTAGCATCTTTGTTGGCAATGTTTGTGATGCCGAATAGGTAGTTGATTGCGTTGCGCTTATCGATGCCGATCCCTGTCTCCCCCGGCCTTTCGTTGGCATGGTTATCCAGGTACTGCATGACGTCCTTCTCGTATGAGGCCAAGTCTCCGCCCCACACCTCGTTGATCCGGCCCTTGCCACTCCTGGCAAAATCCAGCATGCGACCGCGCAGGGCAGATATGTCCACTGCCTGTGCCAAAATGTTCCCGGCCTTAGACAGGCGCCAACCCAGGAACGCGATCTCGGATTGTCCAACCTTAATGTTGCCTAGTCCGCGCTTAACAGACTGAGCCCAGCTACCATCCTCGCCTGTGCCGATCTTTTGGTACCAGACAGAAAATGTCTTACCCTCCTGACGACTGTCCTGGAGGGTCTTGGCTACTTCCTTCGTGAAATCGTTAAAACTGTCGAGGTTAAAGAATCCCTCCGGGAGGGTATTGCCACCGACGTATGGTTTGCCATCAGACTGAATCTTGACGCCAAACTCGGGGCTCCCGCGCTCTAGGACAGCGTTGGGATCGTACATTTTGGCAACGTCCGCCACCCTGGCCTTGTCGACCGCCAAGATCGATGCTGGGTCTTTGGCTCGAACGGTGCCGTCTGGGAACCTGACAGCAAAATCGTTTTCCTCGAGATTTGTCTTCCTGTTGCGAGTGAATTGGATTGCTGGATTGTTCGCTAGGTTTCTGTTCCCTGGCCCCGGTACGAGCGTTACGTCCTTCTGCTTCTCTGCCTTCTCTAGTCCGTCAAGATACTTGTCGCGGTCCCGGAACCATCTTGTCGTGAGCTCACGCAATTGCTTTGATGGGACCAGGGGATTGTCCTTAAAGAGCGTGTCAATATTCGTTGGCTTGGGCCCTGTCGTGTCGATCCCGAACTTATTCAAAAGCCTTCCAACAGGGGCCAAGAATCCTTCCTGGAGCGAGAGCAGATCTGTGCCCGGAAGAGTTTTGCGCCGGAGAGAATCAAGATCTCTGCCTCGGGTTTCTCCAACAAACTGTTCGGCAAGAATTTCGTCTGCAATCCAATCCAGGTCTCCAGCCCCCGGTTCTGCCCTTTGAGATCCCTCGCGAAGCTCGTTCACCTTTGCCCTCACCTCGGTTTCGGTAGGAGATCCACGGCCCTGGCGCTCGCCTTCAATAAGTTTTCTTGCGTACTCGTTACCTCTTTTGCGAAGACCTTCCGGACCATATTCCGCCATGACTGCCATGCGACCTTCAGACTTATTGATTGCTGGTGACTTCGTTATAATATGCGTTGCCTCATGGCGCACCGTATCCCCCGAAGCCCTCTTGTCGTCCATGTTTATCAGCAACCTAAGTTTTCCACTTTTGTCTGGAACTCCTTTCACTACACCCGCTGCGTTGATCCCGGCATTTTCTGGCTTCATGAAAGAATCACGATTATGGAACTCGACCTGGACGTTCGGGTCCATCATCTGAAGGGTCGCCGCGTCTAGGAATGGACGATTGTCTTTACGGATGTAGTTAGCTATGCTTTCTACATCCAGCCCAAGCTCGGCCTGTTTTGCAAGCAGCCTGTTAACGTCACCCTGCTTTGCCAGGGCTTTCCTGGCTGGCTGTTGAGAAATTCCTCTAAATCCTCCTCCGACTGCCCCCATCCTAGATCCAATTGCCACTCCGCCACCAATGCCCTCTTCTTCACCACCGGACCCAACGTAACCTAATCCCGCGCCAACGACCGCTCCCTTTGCCGATCCAACCCCTACGTCTAGTCCAAGTTCAGCAGTTTTGGCAGTTATTGGAGACGATAGAACTGATGTGTTCGCAGCCCGGCGCAACCATTCCGGATTCTTCTGATTCTTCGCAACCCTCTGCATAAGGTTCATGCGAGAAGGTCCTGTCATTGCTTCTTCGCCCATAATCCTCGCGGCCTGGGCTCCTTTCTCTACAACCTCTGCTCCAGCCCTGGTCGCGGCAATCTTGGCTCCGACCGGGAATGCACCTGGAATGCCAACGGCAGCTGCTCCAGCAGCCATAGCTCCGGCAGTCTTCGGTGCAGTTACGCCAGGCAGAACGCGTTGGATGCCCTGCCCAACCTTTTCGACTCCAAGATCAATCACGTTCCCAACAGCCCTAGCTCCAGTTTCAACTCCTTCGGCAACCTTAGTCCCAACTCTTAATCCCCTGCTAGCTTTTGACGCGGCGGATGTAGCCTTCGCTCCTGGACCGACGAGTGGTGCAAATGTTGTGGGGTCGAGGAACATTGATCCAACCTCTGCAACCCCCGGCATGATCGACTCCTTCGGCAATCCAATAATGCTTTTCCCCTGAGCTCTTTCGGCGTTGATCTTGTCAACTGCCTGCATCTGATAGTTTTGGTCGATCGTCTTTTGGTTTAGGTACGATTTATAATCTGCCTGGAGGCCAAGCGCCCCGGCAGCCATGTAAGGCACCTTCTCGATAAACTTTGACGCCCCGGCTACTGTTGTGCCAAGATCCATGGTGCCTCTTGCTAGCGCCTCGGCTGCTGTTGCGAGGGGCTTTATTTCGTCACCAAACTCAATAGGCTTGTTGTAGTATTCTGCAATATCTTGCCCAGCCTTTCCAAAAGCATCTTTAAAGTACTGCTTCCCGCCCTCGTACCCGGTTTCAAATTTCTTGCTGAATGTGGGTTCGGTTCTTTTTAGAAGAAGAAACTCGTCTTCACTCGCTATAAAGTTTGGATCTGACTCGTCTTGAGATCTAATGAATTCAGCAGAAGTCAATTCGTCCTCAAATATTGGTTTTGAATCTACGAATCGGACTTTGCCCTCATACGATTCGTGGACGATCTTTGCCTCGTCCTGTGTGAACTCAAACTGAGGATTTTCGCGATACTGGCGAAGCAGATAGTTTGCCGCCTCGCGTTTATCCTGGATGATTTCGTCGGCCATGACCGACTAACGGCTTGGGATTACTCTTCGGGCGCGAGGATCGTATCCGCCAAATCCGGACTGACTCATCGGTTGCGATTGTTGTTGCGTTGGTGCTTGGTACGATTGTTGCGCCTGAGTTGGAGCAGTTGCGTCTTCCCTGTTCCTCTTTGGCAATTCAATTGTCCTGCCGGAAATTCTTTTGTAGTCGTTGGCCTTAATGTCAAGTCGATCCCTAAGCATCTTAATTCCTTCGAGGGTCGTCGCAGTTCTTGGCCCAGCAATCGGCAGATCTAATCCGGGAACCTCAACCGGACTTGTTCCCAATGCCATCGTCTCTAGGAATGATTTGACTTCACTTTCTCTTGCGACAGATCCTGGGTCAAGCGCCTTGGCTAAAGCCACTGCAAGGAAATAAGGTTTCTGGCGAAGGGCCGCGCTTCCTTCTGGATTTGATATTTCGTAATTGCCATATTTCTTAACTACGTCCTCAAGTTCGTCTGCCAGCCTATAGGCGTCGGTGGCATTCATTTCAAAAGCGACATCGGCAGCGGTCAATTCCTTGCCTTTGGCCTGGATGGACTTCTTTGCCATGTCGACCGTCTTCATCTTCATGTCCCTCTTGATCGGATCAGTTTCTAGTCCTGCCATTCTTTCGTATCTGGCAACTCTGTCCATCATGCCTTCAAGATAGTTATACTGGTCCTCTTCCGGTGTTCCGGCTGGAACATTCAAGCTAGTTCCTGGAATTGTGGTTGTGCCAGTTGTCTCGTAAAGAGTCTGCATTAGCGCAGCCCTTCTCGCCGAGTCTGTGGTCTGCATTAATTCTTCCGCTGCCTTTTGTGCAGTGTCTGCTGGATAGAGTTTTTGCTTCAGCATTTCAACGCGAAGTTGACGATCTTCATCTTCAACAGCCTGAGCCCTTTCTGCGTCCGCATAGTACTTCTCGCTCCAGGGCATCGTGACTAATGGTCTTTGGATTCTGTCTGCCATAATATTATCCTATCTTGCTGTCCATCCACTTGCGGATGATTGCTTTTATTTTGGGTTTGTTGCGTATTGACTTGGCAATTCTTTCTCCATATTCGAGATAGAAGTTCCTCAAGTTGTCTGATGCCTTTGTGAACATCCACTCCCTAAATTCAAGCCACTTAGGATTGTCGGCACCATAGACCTCGCGAGCCACCCAGCATGCGAATATTCCTGCTGTTCCACCAAACGATCCAATTCCCTTGGCTATGTCAGCACCAGCGCTGAGATAGTTAGGAAGTGAATTTGCGACAGCAACGCGAGATAGGGCATCAACTTGCGCTCCATAAGTATTAGCCAGGTAATTAGATTGCGTATTGTAGAGCTTGTTGAATTCGCCTGTAAGGGCAACAGGAATGCCCGGGTCAACTGTCTGATAGAAGTTTGAAGCAGTAGATGCCTGCTGATTAAATCCACCTGGTAGCGCTTGATTCGCCTGGATGTAGCCCTGCATCGCGCCTTGCTGTTGTGCTGTTCTGGCTTGGGCCAGGTTGCCAATGCTGGGTCCACCAGCAATGAACCCGGCCGCGGCCCCAAGCCTGTTCTGCTGGATGCCTTCACGAAGTAATAGATCGCGAGCCCTGGCTGCTCCAGACGTTTCACCGGAACCAAGAAACTGTTGCGCGGCGCCAAACCGGGCCAGCTTGCGTTGCTCTCCGGCTGCGCCGATCTGCGCGGCCTCTTGCACTGCTGGTCCAAGGCCAAAAATATTGCCTCGGGCAGTTTGAGCCCCGCGGATTGCCTGCTCGTACCCGCGACGTTCCTCGGCCCCGATCGTAGATCCAAGTTGTAACTGATTAATTGCCTCATCCTCAATTGTCCTGCGGAGTTGCTCTGTCTCTGGAGTAGTTGTGGGCCCGATCGGCTGAGTCGCCATGTCCCTGTACTGCCGACCCAGACTAACCGCGGTGCGATAAGAATCTGGATCAATCTGGTAAAGTTGTTGGGCTGCGCGCTCTTCTGGCAACTGTGCGAAACTGCGGAAAGACGTGATCTCCTTCAGCCCCTCTGGACTGTCCATTGTGATCGGGGTGAAATTCTTCTGCATGTCCTGCGCTTCAGTTACCGCATTGGTAACGCTTTTCAGATCATCGTTGAGTTGTTTGATGAATACTTCCGAACCAGTCCTGCGAGCGTCACCAGCGGGTAAGCCAGCCAATAGCTGATTAGCCGCATTTAGACGCTCTTGAATGCCAGCAATCTGCGTGTTGCCGCGCTCGATCACACTGTTTAGACGAGAAAGTTTTGAGTTGTTGTAGTCGTCAACGATCTGCTGATCGGAGACTTGGAAGTTTAACATTGAGCCAAGATCAGACGATCCGTAGTTACGCCCAGCGGAAAGTTGGGATAAGGCTTGGTTAAAGGCTGGGCCAGCGTTTTGATTCTGTGATCCGCCACCAGCGGTTAATGCTTGGATCTGGGAGGCAAGAGAGTTGCGGGTATTTTCTTGGCTTGTGACATCTGCAAGACGCTTTTCGTATGTGTCCTGTAGGTTCTTTAGATTTGATTGCTGTTGCTTTGCCACTTGATTTTGAGCTTCAACTATGTTCGTGTATGGAAAACCACCAGCGTTTTCATTGTAATAACGCACATCATTTGTTCCTGGTCGTGGTGACGGATAGGTAGAAATTGTTCCGTCCTCATTAACCTTGTATCTCGCTGGATACCTAGATGCCAATTCTTCTGCAGTACTTCCAATTCTTTTCATTCTTACGCCTTTAACTCTGGACTACCGATATTCGTTCCAATCGTGCCGTAGAAATCAACTGGTCCTGGTTGGCGGTTAAACGCTACATTCTGCTCAACCGATTCGTATGGGCTAGTTCCATATAGACGCTCGAACTGGCGGGTCATCTGATCGCCTAATCCACGGTTTAAGGCATAAGCCTGTGGACTCTGCTCATACGCCCTACGCAAGCCTTCCAGCGTTCTCTGAGGTCCGTACTGACGCTCAAGTTGCATCCCGGCCTGTACCCCGGCCTGCTGGTCAAGCGCTGACAACTGTCGCTCTAGGGAACGTTGTTGGGGCATGTACTGAATTCGTAGCTTGTTCTCTAGCTCGGCCATGCCAGGAGCCTTCTCCATGTACGTCTCAATGTTTGTCCTGTACGCAGCCGCGTTGGCCTGCGCTACCGCATTCGGATCGGGCGGGGGAGGGGGCGCGGGAATAGAAGGTGAGCCACCCATTAGACCCTTGCCTTTTTCATAAAATTCATATAGTCATAACTCCTGTATCTTCCAGAACGATTAAACGTAATACGTTTACGAATGCCAAAACGCTCCCAAAGGAGAAGCAACAGGCACCTCAAGGAGATAGCACCCTTTGAGGAGATCGTCAAGTCTACAAAGACATTGTCCCCATCCTCAGAGTGAACGTAGTGGTCGGGCTTCTGGCCTTCTTTAAGGCACCTGGCTAGAGCTACCCCGGCGATGCCGTTTGAGTCCTCGACGATGCCAACCATGCCCTGCCTCTCGAACCAATTAAACCAATCAGATAGGTTGTGCCACATGCCCTCCGGCACCCCGGACGCTTCAATATACTCTATAGCGGTCATATTACTTTCTGGATCTCGATCGTGTCCGGGTTAGCGGCCGCGACAATCTGCCGAATTGCCATCTTGTTTGCAGTGCTTGAGATCTTTATATTCAGCAGGCGCCACTTTTCGTACTTACGAAGATCGCTTGCAATCCGTTTCTTTACTGACGTTGGAAGTACTGCTGGCAAAACAAAATCCAACGTGAGCACTGAGCTCGCAATGTTCAGCCCAGACTGAACGCTAATGTCTCCGGTATCGACGTCTCTTTGAATAAAGATGTTCGCGCTGTTAGAAAACGAGTCATCAAAGATGACCTCGAAATGCGAGCCGTATTTGGCAGCAAACGTATCCCCGAAATTAAAATCTTTTGTGCGAACATAGGACTCGTAGTTTGTGCCTGCGTCTAGGTAGTCTGACGAAACCGTTCCAGCCGGGGACTTGTATCCAGCGTACTGCTCGATAACTCCGTTAACCTTTTTGAACATAGCCCTAGTTCCGGCCTGGTTAAAATTCGTAAGAGTAAACTGCATTATCTTTGGGCTCCAGGTCCCCTCAAATGCTCCTAGCACAGTGTTGTAAACTATAAGCGTGTCGTTGACGTTGCTCGATCCTGTCGGCACTGCCAGAAAATATCTATTGTCGTAGTAAATTGCTGTAGAAATTCTGATTGAGTCAGTGTTTATGGTTTGGATGACGTCTTTGACAACTTCCGAGATTGGTACGCCAACCGAGCTAAAGTCGTCTGCAACCGAGCGGACCAGGGATCGAATTCCGTTATCTGATAAAAACAGGATGTCACTACTTACCTGGACCGCTGTCCCGGCTGCGACGCATCCGGTGTTATTCGATATGATGGACACGACCCAATCGGCTGCGGTTGTAGCGTCGCTAGGAATGTCTACCTGGAAGACTCGGCGCTTCTTGAATACGATGATTCTGTTTTTATAGTATGGGACAATTGCCGTGATCTGATCTCCGTCGTCTCCGTTAACGACTATGCTGTTTGATGCATCCCATACGGCAGGATCGAGAATGTCTGACGCGTAAAGAGTGTTCCTGGTATCTCCAGACCCAACCGCAAAAAGCCTGTTTTCGGTATTGATCAAAAGCCTAAGATTTTGAGGTGGCGGACTAGCGGTTGCCGTTGCCGTGGCTCCAGATCCATTCCCAATAATTGTCACGGTTGGGGCCGCGGAATACCCAGATCCTCCCTCAACGACTGTCACGCCTGTTACGACGCCCCCTGCGACCTGGGTAATAAGCGTAGGGAATTGTCCTCCCCACTGCGGTCCTGTCACGATTGCCGTTGCGCTTGTGTACCCAGTGCCACCACTGGTTATCGTGATTGCCCTGACCTTCCCGGCCTGCCTTACCACAATATCTCCGTCCCAATAGTGCAGATCACCGTCAGCGTCCGCTATGTACATCTTGTTGTTAAATTGTGCCATGCTCACTTCAACGGCAGAACCAATAGAATATCCGTTAGCCCATTTTTGTGTACTCGTTCCAAACAGGCTTGTGTTTGCGATCCATGTTGAATCTGCCGGGTGTATTGTCGCACTTCCGCTTGAATTGATGCTGTAGAATCTTCCGTTTGTCACGGTAAGCAATTGCGACGTCGATCCTGTTTCGTAGTACCGCATCCCGCCGATAGACCCTGTTCCGCTAGTTGCCCCGGTTGCAAAACTTGAAGTTCCGACCCTAGTCTCAAGATTGCCCTTCGGGGAAAGGGTCATATTGTACAGCTGCTGTACTTGATTTTCGCCCAGGAGATCAGACTGCAATCCGCTAGCCTGGCCCCCGGTAAAATTGCGAATTCCGTCAAAGGACAAGACTTCGTCTAAATTGTCCTGGAAATATGGCACGGACTAAACCCCTATGTCTGTGATGCTGTATTCGCCTAAACTTGACGGTGTGATGACCTTTATTCCTCCGACCTGGCTCATCTCGTATTGAGCCATCTGCGCCAGGTCAGCATTCGCGGTCGACACAACTGCCTGAGCCTTTGCGTACTGACGCTCGCGTTCCAATGCGTCGGCGTGAGTAAGCGCCAAGACAACATGCTGAACGTGAGGAAGACGCAATTCGTCGGTAAGAGCGGAAGAGCTCGGAGGAAACTCAACAACATTGTTCTGCCTTGTGACACAAGAAACTTTTTCTATTACCTTCAGCGTGGTTGTGCTGGACGTGTTGAGCAGTGGGTACAGATCGATCTCAGCAGTCCCGGACGTGTTCCGGCCCTTGAAATAATACTGAGTTGGAGTCCCGGTCCTTTCCTGGTCAAGCAAGTCCGCGTCTTGACTGACAATCGTCTGAAGGTCTACAGATAGCAACTCGCTGTCTCCGTAGGCTACGGATAAAGGATTTTCTACAAGAGATCCAAGCGTCACCGTCCTAGTCGACGTTGAGACGGAGTATGTGGAATTTGTGATGCTTTCACGCCAGGGTGCAAAGTTCCAAACGCGCCTATAGTTAAGCGATGCCGACTTTTGTAAGAAGGTGAGCGTATCGGCGTCGGTCTTGCCAACCTTCTCGCCAGCATACTGAGCGATTTCGGTTAGGGTCATTTAGATGTTTGTTTCTTCAGCAGGAGTAGGCTCGTCAGCAGGAAGCGGAGTGTTGCCTTCGGCCAGCCATTTTAGATAGGCTTGGTAGTCTGTGTTGGCTGGATCGAATGGAATAAATGAGTTATCATAAATCCGTACAACGCCACAGCTTCTTCCAAATAGTTTAACAGATTGTTTGTACATACTATAACTCCGAATTATATTGCAAAAATGCGTTTGCGTTTGATGCGTATAATGTGACGGCAACAGTTTGACCAATGTTATTATTTTGCGCTATCCACCAACAGCTTGCTGGCGATGTATTAGCTGCCTGCAAGTTTGTGGCCGTCCTTGTTACGGCTGCAACATAAATAGTAAAATCTGAAGCAGCACTTACAGATGCAACTGGAGAGCTTCTCATCGTTGGAAATGTATCTGGAAAATCTTGCTGAACATTTGTTACTACTGCATTTCCAGCAAGCGCAAGACCATTTATAGCTAGAGCAGCTTTCTTTAGATAATACCTCTGACACAACGCCAACTCCGTCCCAATCGGCCTGCGTTCAAAGTCGGTTGCGGTTGAGCCTGCTTCGAGTTGGACTCCTGTAATTTGAAACCAATCGTTAGCTCCTGCTGTCCCAGCTCCGGCAACATCAAATCTAATAGCTATTTCTTTTATTCCTGATGGCAATGTTGCGGTAACAGAATATCTTGTTCTAGTTGTTGTGATTGCTTGCGACAATGTCATTAGTGAAGTAAAGCCAGTCCAAGAGCCAGTATTTAATGCTACCCATCCTTGATCTTCGCCTGTTCCTCCATATACATTGCAGTTTATAACAGATCCACTTGCAGAAAAATTAGAGCCAGCAGTTGCATAAAAAGATACTGTTACAGATTGACCAGCTAAATCTTGGCAGTTAGCTGTTTCAATAACTTGACCGACATAAGCAACAGCAGTCGATGTAGATCCAGCAGTTCTTTGAACTCTCATTGCAAATGGAAAGTCTGTCGATCCAGTTGTTACTCTTTGTTGCGACCACACACCATTTGCTCCAGCCAAAGACCCCCATCTGTCGCAACTTCCATACAATGAAGATGTAATTGCATAAGAAGCACCAGCACTTCTCTGATCAATGCGCATATCCCCATTAATGATGCGGTTACGGAAACCAGTTAATCCACTCGTAATCGCAGCCGTGCCAGTGCTTGTGACTTGGCCCTTTGCGTTAATTGCAAGAACAGGAACAGATGTTGCGCCACCATAAGTTCCTAGGGTTGCGCCAGTAGTTCCAAGCGTTCCTGTCCCTTGGCTAATAGTGAAATCACCAGCAAGAGTTGTGGAAAGATTTCCAATAGTTCCAGTTGTGCTGTTAAGCGTTGCAACTGTTCCAGACGTAAAGATGCCTGCCGTTCCTGTTGTAGTTCCAGCGGTTAATGTAGGGATCAGTGCCGTTGTGATCGTCCCATTCGTGATAGTCCCATTCGTGATCGCGGCCGCTGTCGACGTTGTCGTCCCGGCTATGAGAGTCGAGATTGTGCCGTTGGTAATGTTTGCGCTAGTGCTAATCGTCCGGCCCCCGGTCGCAGTACCATAGGTCAGATTTCCGGAAAGCTGTGCATTTACATATGTCCCGCCTGTCAACGCGTCTTCAAATAGATTGTAAACCGTCGTCCGATTCGCAGCTATTTGAGGACTTCCTATCGCTGACGAATTCGCAATAAGCAATAAATCCCCGGTACCTACAGACGTCCTCTCTTCCTGGGTCGAGATTAGCCCGGCATAGATATTGGTTTCGTCAATAAGGTTGTGAAGACCCGCGGCCGTGACCGTGCCATTGGTTAGAAAGTCAAAATTGCGATCGAGTACGTTTGCCATATTAAGTTGTAAACCTCATTGCGGTTGCGAATAGCGTTCCTGCGGGAGTTGTGCCGTGGGAAACTATATCTGTATTAAGTATTACATATCGAATCGTATCTGCCGATTCAACCCTAAACGAAGGAATGAGCCTTTGAGCCAAGGTAGCGTTTGTTCCTGTGCTTGAGCCAATTGATGTAAGCCCACCAAAGACGATGTCTCCCAAGGCTGCGCCTGTTACCGCAAATGTTCCTGTTGTAACATTTGATCCCGCTGTAGCCGAGTCTAGGTCTTGGAATGTAGAGCCAGTAAACGCTGCCGTGCCATAGCTGACTACAGTTAACTTTGGACCACTTGCTCCAACTTGGAGTGTTCCAACAGTTCCCAAGCCAGTATTGTTAATCGTTGTTGATGCAATTGTTCCAATCGTGGCCGTGCTAATTGTAGCTGTGCTGATTGTAGCTGTACTGATCGTGGCAGTGCTGATGCTGGCAGTAGCGATCGTTGTTGTGCCTGTGGAAAGAGTAGTGTTGGAGCCAAACGTGACCGGGCCCAGGAGCGTGGACGCACCATCCACCGCAAACGTCCCGGTGCTCTTGACCCCTGTAGTGCATATCTGAAGGGCCGAAACTCCGGCCTCGTCGCCACTGGAAATGGCTCGCATGGTGCCGTCGACAATGTTGCTACCAAACGTCTTTAGGAGTTGGGTATAGCTTGTGCTAATTGTCTGTGTGCCAAGTGTTGCCATTAGTGATTTATCCTGTTTTTGACCAGGTCCCAGGCAACGGAAAACAGTAGCCCGGCGACCCCAGCAATTGCGAAAACCTTGGAACGCAGGTGTTCCAGGGCAGAAACTCTATTTACCACATCCGCGTAGTTTGACAAGCTGGTCTCGAC